AACCTGTTGCCGGTCAGTAGCGCGTTGATGAATCCAACGTGCCTACCCTCGAGGATGAACAGGTCACCGGGCTTTGTGTCCCGACTCACTCCGCCATACCAGCCCTTGCGCTGCGCCTTTTCCACCATTGCCGCAGTCGAGGGATTGACGATCGTGGCAGCGTCCTTCTTGTATTTCGCAGCCGCATCGCTCTTGGCAATGCAATAGCCCACGAAACAGGCGCACCAGGGGACGCCGGCGAGACCGTAGAGGGCTTGACATTCATCCACGATGGGATCGCCAGACCTATTCGGCGGGCCCTCCATGCTGCCCAGGTAGCTCATTGCCTTGCGGAGTGTGTGCTGCCCGTTGCTGATAGCCATGCGTCCCCCTAAGTGTTCCGCACGATTTCCATGATGATACCCGTTATCGCGCCGCCGGCGAGAAGCCAGACCACGCGAGATGTAGCTGCCGCCCCCTGCAAACGGGCCCGCCAGATTTCGAGATCAAACAAGCGTGCCTCGATTGTGCCAAGGCGCGTCCCGGTGTCGCCGGCGTGCTTTTCGAGCGATGCGATGCCCTCGCGCAGCTCGCGCAGTTCATGGCGGATTGCTGTTGCATCTTCGGGGGTCATGCGGAATTAGACGATATGCCAGGCCGCTATGCGATTTCGTAATGCCGGAAGGTTTGGGGTCATGCTGACGCCCCGATGTCCTCCACCATGATGAACCCCGGCGCAGTCGCCGCTTGCGTGAGGTCAACGGTGCCGGCGCTTGTGGAAATGCGGCCCTTGCGCGTGATCGAGCCGGACAGCCCGGTTTCGATCACCTGCATGGCAACGGCGAAATAATCGCTTGCGGCAAACGTGCCGTTCCATTGCTGCTTGTCAACGTTCGATGCGTCGGTGATTCTCGCAACGACAATCCCGCCGCTCGTTTTCTGCTGGCAGTAGGGCAGATAAATGACGGTGCGATAGGTGCGGGTAGAGGTCGCCGTCCACGTTGCTGCCGTCATGTTCGTGATGTCCACGACTGTCGAAATGCCGGTTTGATTAGCGGTGACCAGATTAAAATAGACCACGCCTCGCGGCAACTTGTTGTATTCCGCCGCCGTTAGAACCGTCCCGGCGACCGGGAATGCTGCTGGTGTCACAGCGCCCATTTGATGATCCTCCTAGAACGCAAGTAGGTTGGTGTCGAGGATGCCCAGGAGGGCACTATCGAGGACAAAGAAGGCCCGGGTGTCTATTGACTCAAACGTGAAACGCACTCGATGATCCCCCGGCCTGATTTCGTGGGCAATGCCGGACACCAACAGGGTTTCGGTCACGCTCGCCGGCGAGCCTGTCGCAAATGATTTCTGCACGGTCGCAATGTTGCACAATTCCGCGCAGATAAGCGTGCGTTGATCTGTCGCATCCATCCCCGCCAGCTGCACGGAAACGCCCGTGAACCTGACGAATGGATCTTTATGGACGGCGAGGAACCGATAGGCCAGGTTCAGCACTTCGCCCGTGGTGCTGTTGAGCAGGTCGAACTTCGAGAAATCCTGCGACTGATAGCGGGCAATGGATTGCGTGTCCGATGCGTCCTGAACCGCGCCGGCGGGGGATTGCATATGGACGTAGTTATAAAGGTTTTCGTCCCCGAACTGATTTGTCAGGGAGGAATAGGGGATGCCCGTCCCGTCCTCCGTGAATTCCATCATCACGGCCGCATTAGGCAGGGTGAACCGCTGCACGAATCGCACGTTGTCATTCACGTCCATGAACAGGAAGCCGGCTTCAGACGCCTCGACGCGCTGCAAGTATTGCAAGACGTTCGTGCTTTCCTGAATGTCCCAAATGCCGCCGCCGCCGGGGGTTCCGCCTAGCGTGCTGCGCCCCGTGTCCAAGTTTCGCCCACCCTGGTATTCGATATCCGGGCGCGACAGGACCGCCTCAATCCGCTGGCCGCTTGTCTGTTCGGCCGGCGTCCATGCATTCATGGTCATTTGCGCCAGGACGGCAAAGGAGTCCGAACAGGATGCGACCATCACGTTCCCGGTTCCTACGTAGTCGTACTCGAGGTTCCAGTCGTGGATCGTGCCCGTGTAGATAACGCAGTCGCCGCCCGCGATGATCTGAATGGGTTGCCGGGGGCCCACGTAGGGGTAATAAACCGAATCCTCGTTCATCGGGTCCAGCTGCCGCGTCGGATCGTGGAACGTGACCTGCGCCGTGCCGGAATTAAATGCTTCAGTGTTCCGATTGCGGCCTCGCGTGATGCTGATGCTTTGCACCATTGCCGTGAGGTCCACCATTTCGATACCGCCGAGTGTGCCCGTGCCCAGCTTGCCGTAGGTAGCGGAATCGAGCAGGAACGGCGTCGCAAACCCGGTCGTTTGCTCGAAACCGACCAGAACCTGGATCGTGGGGACGCTCATGCGGGCATGAACGCGGGACCGCTACGCCGCTCTGCCCGCTGGATAGCCTCGATGATCTGCTGCCCGATCTGATCCGGCGTGCTGACAAGCCCCGCGTGCATATTGATTGTGATGCCCATCGCGCCACGCTTGCCCAGCGGAATGACGGCTTCCGGGCCGGCCTCGCCAATGAGCGCGACGGTCGGTTGGGTGACAATTCCGCCATGAGCCATATGCGGGATTTCGTTCTGCCCAAATGTTGCGGACAGGGCGGCCCAGTCCTGCTTTATCCGCTCAGGGATCTCGCGCCCGAACGGATTGAGCTTATTCACGTTGCGCGCAATCCACTTGATCGCGTTCACGATTGCCAGGATCGGGGCAATGGCGATTTCAGCGGCCGTCGCCAATCCTCCGAACAGTGCCCTCGCCCTGTCCGCGACCCAGCCGCCGAATGCCTTTAGCCCCTGCCAGACGGTCGCCACGGCATCTATCAGGGCCCCCACGACCGTCACTACAAGATCGATCTCAAATTTGAGGACCCTCCATGCAGCGACGAAAACATTGCCAATAAACGCGGCAACGGGCTTTATCGCTTCCCATACTGACAGGACGATCTCGCGGAACGTGCCGCTCTTTTCCCACGCCAGATAAATCGCGCCGGCCAGGGCCGCAAGAGCCGCAATCACGATCCCGATTGGGTTAGCGGTCAGGGCCACATTGAGAAGCCATTGCGCCGCCGTGAACGCGACCGTCGCCGCCTTTGCAATGACGCTGATCGCCTCATACGCTGCCATGCCGGCCCGTGCGGCGAGAATGGCAACGGCCAGGCCGCCGAATGTCGCGCCAAGAATGACAATCAATCTGCTGTTTTCCTGCGCCCATCTGCCTACGGCCTGCAACATCGGTAGAAACGCCTCGAGGACGGGCAACAGCGCCGCGCCGATTGACTCCTTCGTTTCCTGCAAGGCGATTCCTAGCCGCTGAAATTGCCCTTGCGCCGTATTGGCGCTTTCCGCCGCCGCGCCGCCGGTAAGCCGGGCCAATTCCTTTTGAGCTTTGGCGAAATCCTTGCTCTTGATAATCCCCTGATCGAATCCGGGAATAAGCCTGTTGAGCGCGGTGAAGTTTCCGCCGTATGCCTTTGCCAGCGCCGTAGTTACGGATTCCAGCGGCTTCCCGGTTTGCGCACTTACGTCCAGCGCCGTGCCGAGAAGCTTTTGAGCGCCGGTCAGGTCGCCGGTAGCGGTCGCCAGTTTGCCCAGCGCGGGGCGGAGATCATCATCTGCAACGCCTACCTCTTGCGATAGGGCGCTGATGTAGGGCTCGACGGCATCCAGGGCGGCCTTATTTGCCGTCGTTACCCTGCTCAACTGATTCGCCAGCTTATCCGCTGCTGCCGCGTCCTCCGCTGCTGCCTTTGCCGCCACGAACGCGCCGGCCCCCAATGCGCCCAATGCGGCAGCGGCAGGGATAGCCGCCTTGCGAATGAGAAAACCGGCCTTCTTGCCCGCGCCCTCTAGCTGACCGAATTGCTTTATCCCGCGATCAATTCCGCGCCCATCGAAATCGGTCAGGATGGGGATCGTAATTGCCATTAGTCAACCATCCCCTGCACGGTCTTTTCGGCTTCTTTGACAAGCCGCCAGATTCCGGCCTGAATTTCCGGCGCGTGCCGGTCGGCGGTCGGCCATAGAACGCGATCGGAACGGGCCCGGATGTTCTGGCCCAAAGGCTTCCCGCTCGAAACCGTCTCGAACAGGATGCCGGCGGGCTCGCCCTGGCTGACGTACAAGACGGAATTCTTGTCGCGGCGCGTGCTGGTCTTGACCTTCACGCCGGAACGGACTTTCGACACCTGCCAGGGGAATATCGAATATTCCTTTGGCGTCCATGAGCGGGCCATGCCGGATAGCGGCAGTTGCGGATAAAGGCTTTTTGCTTCTGCCACCATCGGCGCAACGATGGCCTTCGCTGCCCGGTTGAATTCCTTGCGGAATTCCGGGTCCACGCGCCGCAGGGCCTTGATCGTGTCCTTCACGCCCACTACTTCGGTGTGAACACCTACCGGCACGCTAACGGCGCTCCCTCATTACGTCCAGGACCGTATTCAGGTCTTTCATCGTGAAATCTACATCCGGGGGCCAATAGCCGGTTTCCACCAGCACCACGGCTAGCGCCCTGCTTACTGATCCCCGTCCGTAGGGTTTGCGTCGCGGTTGGCCTCACCTTCCACCACTTCGAGGTCGACGATTTCCTCGAGGAATCCGTCAAACGTGTCCGCCACGGGCAGGTCGGCGGAACGGGCCGCTGACCATGCCATGAACGCAATGTATTCGAGACGCGGCGACATTTGCAGGATTTGCGCGGAAATGTCGAAGTGGCGCTCGAATGCGATTGTGTTCCTGATGCTGGCAATGTCCACGACCCATTCGCCGGATGCCGTAGTGAAACGGATGTTTCCCTGTACCGCTGTTCCTTCGGCCATGCTGTTCCCCCTTGTCTATCGGTTAGGGCGTGATGTCGCGGACCCAGGTCCCTCCGCTGAAGCTGACTTCCATCACCTGCAGCTCGCCCACGGTGTAGGTCACGGGGTAATCGGCGATCATGGT